ATTGTTTGGCCGTGGCCGACGATGTAGATTCTCTGTTGTTTCATTTGCGGTTTGCTTTCTTTGTTTCTCTGTATTCAAACATCCCAGCAAAGGCTGGGAACATAAGGTCGAACAGTCTCGCAAGATACGGACTGTGGTGATCGTTGATCTTCCACTCGCTACCGTTCTCTTGAATGGCTGAGTGGTGTCTCAACACATGGATGATTGTCCGCGCAGAGTAATGTCTGAACCCTTTGTGTCGAACCTTCATCGCCTCTCCAACGAATGCGTCCCATACGTGGAGGTTGTTAGGGAGCCATCCTGTGAACTCGTCACAGAATAACTCCTTATTACTTGTCATAACCTCGACAATTGGGTGCATGATCAGAATGGGATGTCGTCGCCGAGGTCACCTAAGTCTGCCTTGGGTGGCTCTTTCTTTTCGACCGGCTTGCGCTGACCAACTCCGATAAGCTCAATCTCTCCGACAGATCCGGCCATCTTGATGCCTTTAGATCCGTCTGCCTTCTTGAACTCTTCGATATGTGGGTCGCTGATGACGGCGTAGACCATCTGCCCCTTAACCAAGTATTCAGCCAGTGATGTTGCTCGCTTACCCCACAGGCTGGCATCAATCCATTGTGCTGGCCGGTTGCCGTCTTCGCCTCTGCGCCCGTGGTTGTAAGCCAAGGACAGATTACATACAGCGTCTCCAGTCCCAGCAGTACGGACTTCTGCGTCGCGGCCAATACGAAATACACCTGATAAATTTGCCATTGTTAATCCTTCAATTTGTAAAGAGTTGTTGCAGTTAACTCGAGCTTTGGTGGTTGGGATTTCTTTTCTCTTGGTGGCTCGACTTGGGCTACCACCCAACACCAAAAGTCAGCCAGTCGCAGATGCAACCAGTCCCAATACTCCTTCGATCTGTCAATCCTTGTGACAGCCATAACGTCGGGTGTCCATACTACGAACTCGCAGTAGTCCCTTTGCGTGATTTCCATAAGCCCCTGCATTTGCGCCATGTAATAGGGCGGGACTTCTGGGTAGACAACCTGCGAATACGGACACTTGACCTCAGCCACCCCCTTATCCCCAATAAGAAAATCGGGTGAACCACCAAGCCAAGCCATCTCCGGATGCGATATGAACCCCACCAGACTGACAGATGCAGGGTCATCAACGCACCTCGTGCTGTACTCACTAACTGCGTGAGCTTCATGTTCCTCTCCCCATTGTGATGCGGCATTGCCTTCAAACGGATCTTCCAATCCCATGAGTCTTCGCCAAAGTTGTTGGCGAGAACCGGGGCCGAGGCCAGCGGCCTGTCCGAAAGAGGAGGCTGTCAGCTTCCCCTCTCTGTCTTTAAACCATTGATCTGTTCTCTGGTGCGGGTTCATGCCTCTCCCTTGAACTGAAATGAATTCTTGTAGTTGCTTGGCAGAAGTTTCTTTGCGTCGGCCAAGAGCTTCTTTGGTATCGGCTTCCCGTCCAGATCAATCAACTGGTCAATGATGCTGTAGGTCATGGGAAGAACGACCCTGATGATTACGGCATCAACAGATGAGATTGCGGCATCAACAGATGATTCGTGCTCTGTCATTCCAGCCCCGCCGCCAAAGCCTTGCAGAACTCTTCTGTCACAGCCTTCTCGTCGTTGCTCAGCAAAGTAAACTGACCACGTAAAGACTCTTTGGTCTTGCACTCAGACAGCTTGCGCTTCAAATCATCGACCTGCTCTGCGGTCATCTTGGCCTTGATCTCTGGCTTGGCTGTGCCAGCTTTGACAGCTTCTGCCTTGCGGTCATTGACGTACTTGTTGTCGTCGTACAGCCCGAGGTAGATGTCCGCAGAGAATCCCAGCATTGACAGAGCCTTGCCGATAGCATCTGTTAAGGATTTTTTTGGGGCTTCCTCGTCCGTGAAGTAGCCGTTCTTGTTCTTGCCGACAAAGGTTGTTTGGCCGAAGTGTTCGACTGTTCCGGTTCCGGTGTGGACACGGTCGCCATTCCCGTTCGTTGCAAAGACTGGGTAGCTCAGGTGGATACGAACAAAGTGGATGGACTCTTGCGCCACCATTTGCTTCTTGGTGGTTTCCCTGACCAAGACACGTTCGCCTTCGCTGTTTACTTCCCACGCCTGTTCCAGTTCCTCGACGATGATAGGAGTCCCCGGCATCAAGCCCTGCTCAATAATCTTGACAGACCAGAGGTGGCCCATTGGCCCCCACAACTCTGTTGCCTTGCGGATTTGGTAGGTGTGGTTGATGGCCGTGCCGGAGAAGCCACCGCCTCGGCTGAACGCCTTAACGTGCCGTGGGTCTGTGGTGCATGTGTCATTCCAGACACTCAAAAACTCATTGCTCTGCTCTGACATTGTGTTCCTTTCGTTGATGATGTGTAAAGTAATTTGCTTGCGAGGCTTGCCAAGTATACATTATTTGCATTGATTATGCAATCAATTGACGAGTTTGTTAACAAAGACCAACTAAACCAAATGGGTAATGGTTTCCCTTGCTTGCATTTTATTTGTCAATCAGCGACACTCGCTCCGCAGGGTAGGTTCTTGGTCGCTCCGAGGGCTGAAAGCATTGGTAGTTTTTTCCTTTCGACCAGTGTTCCCTGTCCCTTCGGGGTTTCAAAAGAAAGGCGAGAAAGGACTCCATGTTCAGTTATCAATTTCATATCAGGGACTACCTGACGAAGACAAGGCATCTCAGCCTGACCGAAGACTTGGCGTACCGTCGTTTGATGGACGTGTACTACACAGAAGAAACCCCACTCCCATCTGACCCAGAACACTGCGCTCGCCTGATTGCCATGCGCGAGTACGCCGATGACGTTGCTCGTGTGCTTGAGGAATTCTTTGTCTTATCCGATGGCGGCTGGAAGAACGACCGTTGCGACTACGAGATCGAGAAGTATCACGGCAAGGCTGAGTCAGCACGACGAGCAAACAAAGCCAAGATTGAAAAGAAAACTCTGAAATCAGAACTGAAATCAGAACCGATTCAGAACGTAACCCAAGAACCCAAGAACCCAAAAACCCATAAACCTACTCCTGTGGTTGAGGGGTTTGATTCCTTCTGGAAAGCATACCCGCGCAAGGTAGCAAAGGCTGAGGCACAGAAGGCGTTCAACAAGATTAAGCCTGATGCTGACGTGCTGGCGCAGATGATCTCGTCCGTTGCGAGGTCATGCGAATCCACAGACTGGCTGAAAGACAACGGCCAATTCATTCCATTCCCAAGTACATGGTTGAACCAGCGTAGGTGGGAAGACGAGAGTACTGAACCATCAATCCAATTCGAGGGGATGCTATGACAGATTTCAATAAACGAACAGACGAGAAGATCACTGACCTTGAGAATCAACTTGACTCACTCAAGGCTCGGATGGACAGACATTACGAGGCTGGCTGGAATTCCGCACTGGAGATGGCGGCCTTCAATATCGAGCACGGATTTGCCAAAGCATTCGGCAAGGACACCTTGTCGAGCATTGCAATATTTATCAGGGAGATGAAGAAATGAACAACGAAAAAGTAATCTCTTTGCCAGCGTCCACAAACTACACGGCTGAACAAGCATTGCAGTCCGCACTGCAAATGGAGTTGACAGATGTGATGATTATTGCGTATGACTTTGAAGGCGATCTGTTTGTTCGCTCATCCAAGATGACCCGAGCAGAGGGTTTGTTTATGGCCGAGAAAGCAAAACAGTGGGCAATGACGGGAGGTGAGGAATGACTGAGCCGTTTGCATACATCAATGTCGAAAAGCGCAGACTTGAATTTGCACAGCCCTATGTGAAGTGGGATACACCAACAATAGTCAAGTTGGAGCGCATACCCTTGTACACCGAAGAGCAATTAGCCGCCAAATATGAACAAAAAATTCAAGACCTTGAGGACTTGATTACAGAACTTCAGGAGAGACAAGCATGACACAAGATGAATTGAAGCTGGTGCTTGAGGCGTTGAAGTGGTGTCATGGTGGTGAGCCGTGCGGAACAGCAGAAGCCATTGCTGTTGTTGAAAAAGCCTTGGCACAGACGCAAGAGCCTGTGGCGTGGTATCACGCAGAGGATTACAAAACGCATTTCACGACAAACCCAAGTCCTGATTTGATCGGTAAATATTGGAAACCACTTTACACCCACCCACCACAGCGCAAGCCGCTAACGATAGGGGACGTCAAAATCATTTGGCAAAATCTTGACGTTCGAGAGGGGGTGATTATGGGTCTTGTCAGAGCCGTTGAAGCCGCCCACGACATAAAGGAGAACACATGAAGAAGCATCTAATTGCACTACTGTTGGCTTGTGGCTCGGCTCATGCTGACACCGTAGCAACATCAAAAAACGAGGCTGGCGGGATGATGGTGATCACAGATGTTCCATGCAAAGGCGAGAATGGATGGTACGCCTATGCGTCTGCCCGTG